GCCGCAATGATGATATTCATTGCACGGTCTTCGTTCTTAGCAACCTCTTGACCGCCAACGGTTAAGCGAAAAATATTACCTCTTACTGAAATACGGCGAGCGTCTGATGAACCGCCCATAAGTGCTTTGGTTGTTTCACTCAATTCTCTTTTTGCAATGTGTGCTGGAATTGATGCGCCTGTTGTGAATAAACTCATTTCGTTAGCCATGTGTATGTGCCCCTTTTAATTTAACAATTATGGTTTTTTTGGTGATTAGTGCTTCTATTTCTTTAGCACTTAATAGATATTCATTACCTCTACGGTAAGAACTTAGTTTACCTGTATTTCGCAATTTAGAAACATACTGCCTAGAGCAGTTTAGTATTCCCATTACTTGGCGAGTTGTCAAATATACTTCTTCATCATCTTGCGATTTCATATCATTTCCTTCTAACGGTTATGGCATATCTACTATCAATATTCATGCCTGGAGGCATGAGGTTAGGGTTTTCTTCTAAAAAGGATTTCATGTTTGTCTGATGCACTCGTTGCTCCATAAGCTCAAATGCATCATTCTCCTTAATAAAGTTTTTCATACTGTTCCAATCGCTTGTCCAGTATCGTGTTTTAACTGTCCGTGTTACCGTACCTGCTGAGGTCTTAAGTCCGTCTGTCCCCGTTTCTTTACAAAGCTCTAGTAGAGCTTGTTGTACTACATCTTGTTGCTGTTTAATTCTATCGTCTGCTTCATCAAACTCTCGTTGCAGTTGTTGCCTTGCATCTCGCATCTTAATGTAAGCCTTGACGAGTTGTTCTACATTTAATGTACCCATGTGATTCCTCGTATCTTTCTTTGAAAGAGATTATATTGTACACCATTGTAACCCCCATGTCAACTGATGACATCTTTATATAAATCTAATAACTTAGTCTGAGCCGCACCTTTATCTTCTAGTACGTTTAAGACTTTCTTCTCTACGGGTGAGCCTACAAGATGTACCACGCTACATCTATTCACTTGCCCTGCACGATGGATACGCGCATTGGCTTGCTTATATGTTTCCAGTGAAAGCGTTACGCCCCACCAGACAATCGTATTTGCCGCGTGCAAAGTTACCCCATGCGATGCCGCTTGCGGCTGGATAACCAGAACCTGTGGGTTAGGTGAAGTTTGAAACGCGTTAAATATTTCAGAGCGTTTGTTTGCACTTACGCCACCGTGTATAACACCCACGCTATAACCCACATCTAAAAGTATCTTCTCTACTATCTCTATGGTGTGCTTAAACTGCACGAACACAATCGTCTTATGCGATGTCTCTTCTACTATACTCAGTAACTCTGCCGCACGCGCTTTCACATCAAACTCAATCACTTCCCCAGTATCTGAGTACACCGCCCCAGATGAAAGCTGTAATAGTTTATTCAAAGCAACTGCCGCATTAGCTGCTGTGATTTCTTCACCTGCCGCTTGCATAAGCATCTCTTTCTTGAGTAGCTTGTAATACTTCTCTTGTTGTGGCGACAGCGGTACATCTCTTGTCTGATACGTTAGCTCTGGCAGGTCTAAGCATTCTTCTTTGGTAAAGCGTATCGCAGGTTGCATGAACCTATGCACTATCTGCTCTGCATCGGGTCGGTTCTTAAACGTAAACTGTGACGTGCGTATCTGCACCATATCTCGAAATGCATTGAACGCTCTGGGTGTCTGCTGGGGGTTAACCAGTTTAATTAGTCCATACGCATCTACTGGTGACTGCGCCGCAGGTGTACCCGTTAACATCCAGAGCCATGTATCTGCAGTGACTAGACGGTTCATTGTTTTCCATCTGCGTGTTGAGACGTTTTTTAAATGCGTAGCTTCATCTACTACAATCAAATCAAAGCCCCCTTCTGCAATCTCCTTCTCTACTATCTCAACGCCATCGAAGTTAATGATAACAATCTCTGCACCACCCTTAATAATCTGAGCACGCTTCTCTCTACTACCATGTGCAATCTCAACTGAGCGATGCATGGCTGTTTTAAATAAGTCTTTGCGCCATGCCGCGTCCATAATAGATAGAGGGCAAACCACCAGTATACGGCGTAATACACCAAGCTTCATTAGATAGTCAGCCGCCCAGATAACCGAGTTAGTCTTACCCGTACCCATTTCATTAAGGCAGAAGGCTCTACGGTTAAGCGTTAAAAACTCTGACGTTACTCGCTGGTGGTCAAAGGGTTTGTACATCCCTGTCCATGTGTACTGTGTGCGAATAGGTGAGGGTACGTTCTTAATACCTATGTTGTTTAGTATATGCGCTTCGCCGAGCCCAAAGTTTACCCACACTTCTGCTGTACCAAAATCGATATCTTTAATTTTACTTTTAGTTATTACGTTTGTAATAGCATCGGGGTTTGTGGTCTTGATAGACAAGACCTTATCTTGGATTACTTCTACTTTCATTGTCACTCCGTCAGCCCCTTAAGGGGGCGAATCATTTATCTTCTAGTACTTCAAATAGTTGGGGTTTGTTTCTATCTTTATTAAAGTACCACGCTCTTACTTTATTTAAGCACATCTTCCGTTCGCTAACACGAGTTCTAAGAGACATTGTACATAGAGCGTCTATGTGACGCTCCACTAGGCTCTCAGGTAAACCAGACTCCATTGCAATAATCTGCACTGACTTTACAGATACTTCCATATTATTTCTTCTTAGGTTTAGCTTTCTTTGGTGGCTCGTTCTTCTTCATAGTATGGTCGCTGTTGCGTTGAAACGAACGATTTACTTCGGGTGTTCTGAGGCGTAGGTTGTCTTTACCGTTGCCAGCCTTAACGCCTTTGATATGGTCGATATCTTTCCCATCACGGTCAATACCCGCTTTATCATATGCACGGCGAGCACGTTGTCTTTCCATGCGAGCTTCATGCGCTCCAGGGCGTAGTTTCTCTAGTTCATACTCCCGTTTAACATTGCGGTCTGCTTTATTCTTGTAAGGCATTAGCCCTCCTTGTAGTTATATGTACACATTAAAGTTCTACCAGTACTGCCTTTATAAGGGGCTACTCGAGTAGTAGTTATGAACCCTTTGTCTCTTAAAGACCGTATTACTTTTTTAACTACTTCTTTGTGGAGTTTCATAAAGTTTACGATGTCTGGTAAGTACCCATGCCCAGCCATAATTATACATAATATATCTTGAGCATACCCGTCAGTGCGTTTACTTCTATTAACCATCTGTTCTTTATTAGTTGCCCATCTGCAGTTTTTTGGGAAGTACCCTTCGTCACCATCTATCCTGTCTAACGTCATATTTTCAGGACGTGCTCCCATATCTTCTAAGAAAGCTTCAAAGCTATATAACCATCTATCACATACTGTAATGCCTTTACCCCCGTAATACTTCCACGAGTCCCTAGTGTTATTGGTACACCTCTGAATCATACTTGACCATGAATGATACTCAGGAGAGAATTTTGTTTCTGTATGTCCATGTTTATATGCAGGGTTATTCTTACCTGATACTGCCAATCTACGCGTTTTCATTATATCTCCCGTTATGGATGCATCTAGTTGCCATACAGAATTTTTTACATAGTCCGTTAGGGATAGGGTTAAATACACCCGTCTCGTAGGCTACTGACCGTTGCGCTAATACAGGCGCTAGTTTATCAAAAATACCTAATCTATTCTCGTATGTATATTCTTCTTTAACCATCTCGTTAGCTACTACGAAGAGTAGCATCCCTTTGATAGACTCAATATACGGGAACTCTAGGAACACTGCCGCCGCTAGTAGAGCTAGTTGCTTAGTGTCTGCATACTTTGCTGACTTGCCTGTTTTATAATCCACAATATACGCTTTCTTACTATCTGCGTCTACGATGACAAGGTCTGCAATACCACGCCAGTATCTCTCTGGTGCTTCATAATCACAATACTCATACCCAGTATCTGTCTTCGCCACCGCGAGTTTATACTCGCAAAACTTTCTACCCTTAATGCTGTTGATAGTATCAAGAAACTTCTTAACGAATATAAACCGTTCGGGTAACTCTTCACCCTTACCTATATAGTTCTCAGCCGCAAGATGCAGGTCTTTCCCATATAGCGTAGCTGATGTATCTGCAAAGGGTATGTACTTTAAAACATGATGTGCTTCGTACTGCTTTGGGCAGGTGATAAACCTACTCAGTGAACTATAAGTAAAACTCGGAGCGTTCATTTCTGCTTATCCATCTTAAGTAAGCCTTTTCAGGCGAAGAAGCGGCGCACGCTATAGAGTCCCACTCCGTGTAGCAAACCCACAAACTACCGATTTTTCTTATTCTCGGCTTCAAACATATCAGCGCAATCTTTGTCACACCACCTCCTCTTATATCCTATGAATTCTCCACACAGCCAGCAAAGTCCAGTGGGGTTAGATGTATCTATCTTTGCAGCTTCTCTACAAATGACTGCAATAAGTTTATCTCGCATCATCTCCTCATGCAGTGACGCGAGGTCTGTGTTTCCTTCTTCTGTTGCCATAGTTATCTTGGGTTATGTATCATCACTAAACGATTTAAGTACCACTGTGCTTTCTGCAAGTCTTCGTATGCTTTACCTTTATGTTGGTAGCGCCATAGATATTTAAACGCATTACCTCTTAGATACCCGATGAATTCTTCGGGCGTAAGCATCGCTTCCATTGCTTCGATACACTCTATTTTACCAGTTTTGTAATGCGAAGGCTCGTTAACCATGTCTGATTTTGCTTCATGTACTGAGTCGCCCATATAGAGTTGTCCTTGTGTGTATGCATCATAAATTGTTTTCGGTTTGTCGTTCATAATGTTAGCTCCCAGCCTGTTGGCTTTATTAAATGTTGTTGTAAAAACTTTCTGCACATCTTGTTGTCTAGTGAACTAACGTCTCTGCGCCTCTTCCTTTGCAAAGAGTCTTGTACACCTGCTACGACTGCACACTTCTTACATATCGTACTCTCTACTTTAAACGCTACTTCATCTTTAACCAGATTACATACTTCACACAGTCTATTCATCGTCTAGTTCCACAAAGATGTTAGGTGCGATACCATGTAGCTGACGGTTAATTTCATGTGCTACTGCTCGTATCTCCCACTGTACCTCTTTGCCGCTACGCAGTTTAATAAAGTCATACCACGCTTGGAAGTTACCTACTGCAAGAAGCTCTGTGCCTATTCCCTGCGGTAAAAAGAATCTTGCATCCTCTTTTTTAATTCCTAGTTCAATTAAATCGTCATATAAACTAACGGCAGCGGTTACATAAGCTCTTGCTTGTTCACCGTATTTATCATCTATAGTATTTGGGATAATCATTTTCATGCGTTCTTCATTACAATACCGCTGGCTACGTTGCAGGAAATCCAAGTGCTTACTGCGAACAAACTGATGTGAACAAATACGGCTAATGTCCTCAACCAAAAACGTAGCATGAGCAAAACGTAGTGTTGATAAATGCCCTTTGGTTACGCAGTGGTAAGCTCTCTTAATACACTGTTCTGGTGATTGCTCACCCGTCTTACCATAGCAAATACCTGCAAGTAATCCAATGTGTTCTTCTGGATTTGGTGTGCTTTGCACTAGGGTGACTTTCATTTCTTATCCTCGCTAAGTGCATACGGATGGCACGTTAAGTTCCATCTTGTCATAGTCATATCTAGTGACTTTAATACAAAGTCTTGTCTCACTGCGGCTGACTCACATGATGGTTTGTCTGCAAATGATGTTGTGGTTTGAGTAATCTTACCTTGCGCTAAGATAGTGCTGATTAAAATATAAGCTGTTGGACTAATCATTCCCCGTACTCCCAAAGCCACCCTCACCACGCTCAGTACTGCTACTGAACTCGTCTACTTCTACAAACTCCGCTCTAATCACTGGCACAAACAGCATCTGTGCAATCCTATCCTGAGGTGAGATTTTATACAGTCCGTTACCTGTGTTCTTGATGGATACTTTAAGCTCACCTTGATAGTCACTATCAATAAGCCCTACCGAGTTACCCAGCTTGATACCGTAGTTATGCCCAAGCCCACTACGTGGCATAATAAGAGCCGCCGCTTCTACGTCATGGATATTAATTGCAATACCTGTCGGTATCATTGCTACTTCACCTAAGTCCAACTTAATAGGCTTTGTGATGTTAGCTCTTAAGTCTACTGCCGCACTACCTGTGGTTTCATAGGCAGGGATAACTACATTCTTAGTTAACTTCTTAATTTCAATTTTCATTATCTCTCTCCAATAAATTCAATCTATACAGCCTACCTACTCTACAAACTATCCTCTGAAGCACCCACTCAGCTTTGCGAGGTCTACGAATCTTTTGATGCCTCTCATACAAAAAGTCGTATGTCTGTTGTTTGTACTCATTCCAGTTTTCTGGTATGTCATATTTAGGTCTTCTTCTAAGTTTCATCTCGTCTCCTCACATTGGTAATAGGCTTTCTCATTCTCTTTCACATCAACATACCCAACTATGCCAGCTAACACTAACACCATAACTACCCACCCTACCCAAAGAAGTATGCCGTCTTCATACATATTCATTTTGCCTCCTGCTCTTTTATAACCTCTATTACTGTTTTATAGGTAAGACCCATAAAGAAAACTAATACCCCAACTAATACCCCAAATAAAAAATTATCCACAGCGACTATCTCCACAGTTAGTACACGTCATACACCCGTCCATCAGAATCAGAGCTTTGGTATTACACTTAGTGCAGAGTTGCATATCAACACCTTTGGCTTCTTCTTTCTTAGCTTCCAAGTACGCTTGTTGATGCTCATCTACTACAGTCTTAATCACGCCAATGCTTTTTAAATGTTGCTCGATAACTGTTCCTATCTCAGCTACCAGTGATGGCATATACACACCACCTCTTTTGTAGTACCCACCCTTCGGGTCAAAAACATTCTTCAGCTCCTCAACAAGGAAAGTAGAGTCACCACCTTTGCGCCATACAGCCGATACCAATCGTGTTAATGCAAGTACCCACTGAAAGTGCTCCATGTTCTTGGAGTTAATAAACATCTCATAGGGGTGGCGCTCGTCACCATTCAGTACCATATCGTTAACCGTGATATACAGAGCGTGCTCTGACTGAGGTGTCTTAATCTTATAGGTTGTCCCTTGCAGATACTCTGGTCTGGGTAGTAGCTCGTGCATCTTCTCTACATCTACAGGCATTTCAGTTGTCAAGGAATCCTTGTCTACTACTTTGTAGCCTGTAATCTTTTGTTCAATTTTCTGCATCGTTTTTCCTCTTGTCTTTTTATGTAGTCTGGGTGGAGCGTGTGTAATTCTCCACAGTTATATGCCCATAGAACACCGTCTAGCATCTTTCTGTCAGTGAATATCTTTTCGTAATTTATTCTGTACGTCATAACATCACCAGTTTATGTCCAGAGTGCATCTTGTGTCTTATTTGAGATAGGATTTTTAGCATATCTTCTTCTATCCAGTCATCTTCCTCTAAGTATTCTTTAATGAGTAATAACTTTTTATTATCGTCTGGTTCAGCCATTACTCCCCTAGATAGTTTTGTTGGGGTTTGAAAGGGGAAATCCACATACTCCCCGTTAGGTGTTTTAAATGCTAAGTTCATGCTCATACTTACCTCTGATGTCTTATGTCATTAAAGATGGGGCGTTGTTCTTTGCAT